CCCGGTTCCGCCGCCGAAGTTGCTCGAGCACCAAAAGCACCCGCAGCATACCCCAACGACCCAGCCACCAACTTAGAACTGAGGGCAATGCCATCATCCTCGATGGTAAAATCAATGCCCTCAATCGTACGCCGTGCTTCAGCAATACGCGCCCGACGAAGTTGTTCCTCGTCGGGCGCATCCGGATGAGGAGCCCCAGCTCCATCATCGCCACCCCGGCCTCCACGACCAGGGCCACCAGGTCCTCCACCACCACCAGGGTTACCCCCGGGCCCCTGTGCCGCCTCGACGGCGACACGCAAGTCCTCATTTTCACTCCTCAACTCCTTGTTCTCTACCGACAGATCCCGAATGACAACGTCATCGGCGCGCATCTGCTGGTGCATATCCGTCACTGCATTCGCTGTAGCGACGTCTCCGCGCGAGTAAGACCCCTTTCCACGGCCCGATTTATGCCGGACAGGGCCCCGATTACGCGCATGAGAGTGCGAAGAACGAGGAGAATTGTCGGACGCGCCTCGACCGGCAGACCCGGGAGCCAAATCCGCTGATTGGCTCGCAGGAACGTCATGACGGCGCTCCACATCTCTCTTACCGCCAACGGATGCCTCACCAGACGTTCCCTTACGAGTAACGCTAATGCGGCGGCCGCCAGCAGCGGGAGGAGGGAGCGACCCGACGCCCGCTGCTGGGTCGGCTCGCAAGTCGTTTGACGGCCTATCGTCACGACGGAGGATCGGCTTGCCATCCTTTTGGGGCTCAATCGCTTATTCCGAAAGCGACGTGGTAATACCACACAGCACTGAAGAGGTACCCTGCCCCCTCAGGCGCGTCGACAGTCACGACTTGAGCGTGACGACGAAGCAAAGACGCCTCCTCAAGCAGGAGCGTAATGTGCGGTTGCACTAGCGGCAACTGTAAGAAGCCAACCGCGAATGCAAGGAGGAAAATCCCCTGATTCACACCCGAGGCAAACTCAAGCGTGTCAATGAAGTCCGCCGTTGCGGCGGGGATTTAAGGCAGGTGTCCTGAGACACTTGACACTGCCAACACTTAGGGAGTGGACCCCTTTACCCACGGGTTCCTTTTGATTAGGCACTAGGCCAACCGGTTAGAATCCGGTA